ATGACCCGCGCCTTTCTCGCCGCTCAGTACGTGAGAGACCTTCCCCTTACTGACGAGGGACAACAGTTGATCTACGACACAAAGCTCCAAGGCTTTGGGCTACGTGTCGGAACGACTCGCAAAGCCTACTTTTGTGAGGGACGAACTGGCGGGAAGAAGCGTAGAGTAACGCTAGGATCAGCAGATCAAATTCCCATCGAGACGGCCAGAAAGCTCGCCAAGAAGGCGATGGCAGAGATGGCAGACAACATCGACAGGAACGCAGATCGGAAGCGGGCCCGGAAAGAAGCCATACCCTTAGCACAGGCGTCCGAAGCATTCTTCCGCGCGAGAGAACTACGACCAAAGACGAGATACGACTACGAGCGTGTCTTACAGAGGCACTTCTCAGACTGGCTCGACCGCCCCCTGCAAGAGATCACACCAAATGACACGGTGGTGCGCTTCGATCATATTTCAGTCACATCCGGCAAGGCATCCGCCAGCCTCGCTGTCCGAACTTTCAGTTCAATCTGGAACTTCACACGCCATGCGTATGCTGACGAGGATGGAAACCCGATCCTAAGAGAGTGCCCTACCCAGCGTATCTCCGCGCTCAAGAAGATGCACAAGCCGGTGCGACGGCAGGAGTACGTCAAGGACTTCGGTCGCTTCTTTTCAGCCTTGGAGTCGGTTCAATCCTTTGATTTCAAGATCTACTTTGAGCTACTTGCTAGGACAGGCGCACGTCGATCTGAGATATCCAATCTGCGCTGGCAAGACGTCGATCTGGAACACCAGATGTTCGTATTCCGAGACACTAAGAACCACCGCGACCATTGGTTGCCGATGAGTGAACAAGTTGAGCGCATGTTCTTATTACTCAGACAACGATACGGCGAAGGACCTTACATCTGGGGGCAAGCCCCTTTGGGAGATCCTAGAAAGAGCCTAGCATCATTCCGAAACGCCTATGGAGCGCCACTGCGAGCACACGACCTGCGAAGAACATTCAGCACTCTATCGGAACGGTTAGGCATTCCCCACTACTCAATTAAGCACCTCCTCAATCATGTGACCGATGGCGACGTGACTGGCGGCTACATCATACATGACCCCGAGCGCTTACGACCCGAAATTCAACGCATTTCAAATGAAATCGACGCTTTATCGCTCTAATACCATTACCGCTTGACTTGTCCCATCATGAGAATATTTAAATAGCTCCAATGATCGTTCCACGGAGGGAATCTCGATGCCTTCCACGCCTGCTGCGGTGGGTCTGGATTGCGGAGAGGCGGTCACCAGAAGAAGCGCACTGCGCGCATGGTGAAACCCTAAACGTGGAGGCCCCAACATGGCCCCGATCAGCAATACTACTCATAGCGAATCCGAACGACCGAGTCTGTCCCCCAGAGAAGCAATAGAGTATTCCGGAGGAGCGCTCTCCTACGAGATACTTAAGCGCGACCGCACCACTGCGGAGGCAAACGGAACTCCCCCTCAGATACCATTCTATCGAATTGGCCATCGAACGGTTAAGTACCGACCTTCGGACATCGACACCTACCTTGCCTCTTGTCGCGTGGAATGAGGGCGAGACCATGCAGGACTTAGATTTTGTATCAGAGCCCGAATGGCCCCATTCAGAAGTATGTCCACGTTACAGTCTTTCATTGTTTGGCGGAGAGCCAAACCAAAGCCTTGCCGCTTCGGTTCTTGTGCCACGGGACTTCGGAAAGTCCCCGAACCTAACGACACGACTAGTGATCCGACACCTTATTTGGCGCCTTCATGCGGGCCAAGTGAGGCACAAACGAAAGAACGACCCTAAGTTTGGGCGATACCGCTACACCTGGGCAACACATGCGGAGCTGGCCGCTGAACTGGGACTCTCGGAGCATCAGGTCAAGCGGGAGCTACAAGCGCTTGTAAAAGCGAACGTGGTATACCGAGCTCGGCGGGGAATGAGCGAACCCAACAGCTATCGCCTCACAGATGAGGCGTTCAAGCTTCTGCAAGCACTGCAACATCCGGTCCTTTACTACAAGTTGAACAGACCCGAAGAGCTTGTGAGGGACTTTTCGCGCTTCTTCTCTAAGTGGTTTCCGCTGTGGATCGGGTCTGAGACGACGAAGATCGAAATCGCTCTTTGGCATAAGAACGTGGTGAGTTCGGCGGCTTTCTCGGACAGCGACTGTGCAAATGTTTGCACGAAAATCTGGAAAGCCAGCCACGAAGCCTTCATCGAAAGCAAGGAAGGCAAAGCATGGGTTCCGTTGTGAGCACGGCGCAAATCTGCGCCATTCGACAGCGCAGAGGTGCGCTCTTTGACCGCGCAATTTTGCGTCATGCGACGGCGCAGAACTGCTCCATACTGATCAAGACTAAGATCAAGAGCTAAGAACTAGAAAAGAGAACTGGTGCCTTTCTTCGAAAGCTCACCCTTCTTCGAGATGTTTGCTATGTTCGAAAATCCGAGAGAGAGAAATTAAGATGGCATATACATTTGAAACGGCCCTAGATGATGAAGACATCACCGTGGTTCACGAAGACAAGTCTCGAGGCGTCTTTGTAGTTCGCGTTGGTGTCCTGACCACTAATGTTACAATCAACTTGGCGCGACAGTTGGACAACCAACGGACTGAGTTTCGGGTTTCACACGCAATCAAAACCCCTCTCCAAACGGATGCATATCGGACAAATAATCCTGTAGGGGATTACCCTGAGTATGCCCTCCATCGGGCGATATCTGGGCTGACACCATACTATCGAGACGCGATAGCAGTAGGTAATGTCCCTGACGAAAGTTGGCTTGAGGAGTACTAAAGAGCACAGGGCTAGGCGGTGGGTCGGGAGCTACTGTGCAACCTCGTAGCAACTAATTCGAGCCGCCTATTCTTAGGTCCCCCCAATATGTGGGGATATCTCCACACATATCCACATTGTGATAACGGTGACAAATACAGTAGAGTGATTCGTGCAAAAGGAGGGATGCTCCAACACCCCTCCCTTTCTGGCTCCGGCGACCGGGGCCCATCACATGTGCAGCGATAGCATCGCAAACACAGGAGTAACGACCTAAGTGTGCCATGTGGTGGGCCTTATCGTCAACCGAAACCGCCCCTCTTACGACTATCAACGCGATTTTGAATTCCAAACGGAGCGTGGATTCGAACGACGATTAAAGCAACGAAGTTAGGGAACCCTGTTGGGGAGGAAGAGGTGCCGCCCAACTACCGGTGAAGGCGGGGACCACTGAATTAGGCAGAGTTCGTTTGACCCCTTCTGCGGTGACGGTGGCGTTTTCCTCAGAACTGGTATCCTAGACCATACCAAATCCTGAAGAACTTACCTTGAAGCGCTGTCGGACATATTGACCGACCGCCACGAAGAGTTTTTCTTATAACCTCTCGCAAGAACCACGGACGGTAGCGAGCTTCTTTTGTGGAGCTGCCTGCCCGTGACCCTGAAACTGTCCAAGACTCTCAAGAAAAAGCGTCCGACCACGGATGCAGATTTGCTGGCAGAGTGGCTTGCGGACAGCTTCATTGTCCCCGCCGGGATTAGCCGAGGACAGCCCCTCCTCCTGCACTCATTTCAGCTGGGTTTCCTAGAGGACCATCTGGCGCGCGATCCGGAGGACGGGGGACCGCTCTTCCGGACCTCTGTGCTTTCCACCCCCAGAAAGCTGGGCAAGACAACGCTCGCCTCCGCGCTGGTGCTGGGCCGTATGTGTGAAGACAGCCCGATCTTTCTGCCCAACTTCCGAGGCGCGATCACAGCCCCGACTGAGGGTCATGCGCTGATCGTTCCGCAAAACGCCATAGCCTTGCTAGAGGCTGTAGAGCGCGATGACCTCAAGCTGCGAAAGACCCCTGCCCCCGGCTATCTGAGTGGCCCCAAGGGCGGACACTTCGCAATCCTGACCGGCTCCAAGACACAGGGGCACGGCCAAGATCTCGACCTCGCCATTGTGGACGAGGCGGGCCTACTGCCGCGCCAATCCGAAACGCTCCAAAATGTGTTCGACGCGACCGCCGCCCGGGATGGCTCGGTGCTACTGACCGGCACCCGAGGCGATGCCCCCGAATACAACGAGATCATCAACAACCCCGACCGGCGGACGGCGGTGCACCTCTATGCCGCTGACAAGGAAGATGACCCCGCCGACCCGAAGGTATGGGCCAAGGCCAACCCCGGCCTTGGCAAGATCAAGTCGCGCCGGTTCATGGAGGACGCCTACGAGAAAGCGGCCAAGAGCGGGTCCACGGTTGAGTTTCAGGTATGGCAACTCAATGCCCCGCTATCCCCAACGCGTCAGCTCCTGCTTGAGTACCAAACCCTCTCGCGGGCCTATGACGAGGAAGCCAAGCCGATACCTGGGGAAAGCTGTTTCGTCGGGCTCGATCTGGGCGGCTCCGCGTCGATGACCGCCGCAACCATCGTTTTTGAACAGTCGGGCGTGATCCAGACGCTTGGGGCTTTCCCCTCTGCTGAGCTGGACCTCTACGCGCGAGGCAAGCGCGACATGGTAGGCACAACGTGGGTGGATTGTGCCGCGCGGGGAGAACTGTTCGAAACCTCCGGCGCGGTAACGGACGTGGCCGAGTTCCTTGAAGAGCTGGCAAAGCGGATCGGTCCGCACCCCGTGCTGTCCCTGTCCTGCGACCGATACCGAGATGCCGAGTGCCGCACAGCCATGGCACGGGCAAAGTTGGTCTGGCCGCTCAAGTACCGGGGCACCGGCCCCAAAGACGGCGACAACGATATCCGAGCAACCCGCCGCATGTTCCTGTCCGGCAAGGCCAAGCTGAAACGGTCTCTCCTGCTTGAGGCTTCCATGGGAGAGGCGGACGTCAAGGTCGCGGCTACCGGCTCGATGCAACTCGACAAGAGCCACCCCCACGCCCGCATTGACGTGGCCCAAAGCCTCGTCTTGGCCTGCTCCGCATACATCTCAAACTCCGATGCCCCGCCGCCTGAATACGAGGTGACGGTGATATGAGCGACAAAAGCACCATCAGCACCCACACTTGGAAGCGGTACAGCCGCCGCAGGGTGGCACATCGCGCAGGGTATCGCTGCGCGCATTGCCGCAAGTTCGTGGGCATGTCCGGCGACTGCGATCACATCATAGACCGCAAGGACTGCGAGGCCGCCGGGATTGATCCGTTCGACCTCACCAACGTGCAGTACCTCTGCAAATCTTGCCACTCCAAGAAGACGAATGCCGCGCGGTTTGCGGCGCATGTCACGCGTCCGCGCGCCCCACTTCGCAGAGTGAGGGTGAGAGGGAGAGCTTCCTACCTCGCTGCCGTGAATGAGCTCCGGTGCCAGCCACCCCAACAGACAACTTCATAAACCATGAAAGGAAGAAGAATGCTTAAGTCCCAAGAAATTCAGCTGGAGCAGTCCAAGCGCCGCGAGCGTATGGCTGAAATCCAGAAGGCCGAAACGGTCTCGGACGAGGGCCGCACCGAGCTGCGCTCCCTGACCGATGCCTACCAAGGCGCAGAAATCGAGCTGCGGGCCGCTATCGTGCTGGAAGATGCCGAGCGCGCCAAGATCAAGGTGGCAGACAAGAGCGAAACCGACTTCAGCCGCGAGTGCCGTTCCTTCAGCCTGTCCGCCGTTGTCGGCGCAATGGAGTCCGGCAAAGCTCTGGCGGGCCGCGAGGCCGAGGTGAGCGCGGAGCTGGAACAGCGCCACGGCAAGGCGCAACGGGGCGTCATGTTCCCGTTTGAAGCTCTGGAAACCCGCGATGATGCCACCATCCCGACCACGACCGGCTCCGGCGGTGACCTCGCCAGCCGCCCGACCATGCAGGCCCTTGAACGGCTGTTTGAACGGTCCGCCGCCGCCAAGTTCGGGGTGAAGGCCCTGCAGGTTACCGGCAAGCCCCGCTTCCCCGAAATGACCGCCGGGGCCTCTGCCTCGTGGGTTGGTGAAGGCGAGGGCGCCGACGCTGCGGCGATCACCACGACCGTCAAGGAACCGTCGATTCACACCCTGACCGCACGGTACCTGCTGAGCCGCCAAGCGGTGCGGGAAAACTCGGCCCTTGAAATCACCCTGCGCCGCGATCTTTCCGAGCTGCTGCGCGAGGGCATGGACCTTGCTTTCTTCCAAGGCACCGGGACCGGCAACCAGCCTTCCGGCTTGAACACCCTGTTGACCGGCGGGCAAGTGATCGACCTTGAGGCCGCTGTCATCAGCTACCCTACCCTGATCCGCAAGTGTACGGATGTCATGAGCTCGGCCAAGCTGAACGACCTTTCGGGCGTCAAGGTTGCGGGCCTGCCCTTCATGCTGGGCGACCTGCTGGCCCAGTCTTTCGGCGATGGTGCGACCCAGCTGGACATGCTGAAAAAGCAGATCCCCGGCGTGGCGTTTAGCAACCAAGTCGCAACAACTTCCGGCTCGGCTCCGGTGCTGGGCTCGATGTACCTGGGGGTTACCGACAACGTTGCCTTTGCGCCCACGTGGGGGGCTCCCGAGCTGATCGTTGACCCCTACTCGGAGTCGAAGACCGGCAAGCTGGCCCTGACCATTTTCAGCTTCACGGACATTCTGGTTCAGCGCCTGTCTACGCATTTCCTCAAGCTGGAAAACGTGGCCCAAGGCGAGGTCGCGGCCTGATCATGGAAACCCGCACCATCTGGGCCGCATCTGATCTAGAGGTGCGGCAACAGGGGGGCCTGCCCGCTATCGTGGGCAAGTTCCCTTACCTCGCCCTTGCGGTGCTTGCCGACCGGGGCACAGTCCGCAAGGAAACCATTGCTCCGGGAGCGTTTGAATTTTCGCTCTCGGACGCCACGCGGGAAATCAACCTCCTGTTCGGCCATTCGTTCGACAAGCCTCTTGCGTCCAAAAAGTCGAAGACGCTTGAGCTGGCCGATAGCGAAACGGCCCTTGAGTTCCGCGCGGTAATCCCCGCCGGGGCCGAGAAGGTTTCTCACGTGGCCGATGCTCTGGCCCTCGTGGGGGCTGGTCTGGTCAAGGGTGTTTCCCCCGGCTTCCGGGTACCGCCCAAAGACGTGGTGCCCAATGCCGAGGAACTGGTGCCCGAGGAAGGTAACCCCGGCGTCATGATCCGGCGGCTTAACCACCTCGTGCTCTATGAGCTGAGCCTAGTTACCCGCCCCGCCTACGAGGAAAGCGCCGCCGAGCTTCGGGACATGATCCGTGCAAACAATTGCACGGGCGAACACCGGGTACTCTTGCCATGAATGTTCTCTCCGTTGAAATGGCCCTTTCCTATAGCGGCTATAATTCCGACCGGGTGGCCGAGCTGGCGGACGAGGCCGGAATCTCTGAGGCCAGCTCCGCCAATCTGCTGGAAACCGCGTGGTCCATGATCGAAACCTACACGGGCCGCACGTATCGAGCTGTCTCGGCTGGCAAGCTGATCACCCGCGTTTACGCCACGCATGTGTTCCGGTGGCCGAGCTACCCCTACCCGCTTGCCCTGACGGTCGAGTATCTCCGCAACGGCACTTGGTTGGAGGACACGGGGGCCGAGTACATCGCCGATCTGGGCGAGGTAGAGCTACAAGGCGGCTCGATCTACCGGCTAACCCTTACCGATGCCATTCCGGCCTCGCCAATCGGTAGCCAGGTATCGGAGGCGGCCTACAAGCTCGCCCTCTATATGGCCGTCACCAACCCCGTTCTGCGCGAGTTCCGAAGCCAATCCGCCGGTGACAGCGCGTGGTCCAAGGAACAGCTCTATGGCCTGTTCTACGGGTCCGGTGCGGCCGCCATGCTTTCCAGCGAGGTGCGCTTCTGATGTGGCCCTTCAAGTCCAAACCCGGTCCCGAGATGGAACAGCGCGCCGCGTTTCCGGTGGTGACCCATACGTATATCGAGAACCGGCGAAAGGGCCTTCTGGCCGAGGGTGACGTTGCCCTCTCTGCCACGGTGCAGACGGCGGTGCATTACTGGCAGTCGGCATTCTCGATGCTGGAAATCCAGCCCGAGCCCCTGCCCGGTGACGTGCTGGCCCGTATCGGCCAAGACCTCGTCCTGCGGGGGGAAAGCTGCTGGCATATCCGGTTCGACGGCTCGGAGCTGCAATTGGTCCCAGTGGCCTACTGGGACGAACTGGGCAACGGCTGGTATCACCTGCATATCGTCCATCCCAACCATACCGAGTCCGTCCGCGCCCTAGAGGGCGAGGTGCTGAAACTCGTGATCAACCCGGATCCAGCTCAGCCTTGGCGGGGCCGGTCCCCGTTCCGCATGATGGGCCTTTCCGGTGTCCTGCTGGCCGAGATTGAAAACGCTATCTCCGGGGCCATGCCGATGGCTGGCAAGGGCCTCCTGCCCTTCCCGTCCACCATCGAAGCAACCGAGAAGGCCAAGGCCCTGTCTGGCCTGCAAGGCGGCTCTCTCGTGGCGATCACGTCCAAGGCTGATCACGCCGTTCATACCGGCGGGGACCGTGCCGAGTGGCGACGGGTGGAGCTGACCCCCGACCTGCAGAAGCTGGACATCAACACCTTTACCCAAGACCTTGCCAACCGGATGCTGACCGGCTGCGGCATTCCTCCGACCCTTATGACCGCTAACGGCAATGCTGGGGCCATGCGCGAGGGCTACCGCCTCTTTGCGCTGCAAACGGTCCTGCCGCTGTCCAAGCAGCTCCTGCCCGAGCTGCGGCGCAAGCTGAACGTAGGGGCCGTGTCGATCGACAGCATGTTGAGCGCCGATGTAGCGGGCCGAGCCCGTGCCGTGGGCGTTCTCGTCACGGCTGGCGTTCCTCTGCATATCGCAATGGAGCTGAGCGGCTGGACGGACCTCGCGCTGCCCATGTCCAAGGCCAAGCGCGAGCCAGAGCAAGCTAAGCGGAGCCAATCCAGTGCCACCTAGAAATGACCTGTCCCCCGTCCAGATGATGAAACGAGCCGCACGCAACAGTTTCCTTTGGAAAGAGGCCCTGCTCTACGAGCAAGCCCATGACGAGGACGGCAAGCCCGTAAAGCAAAACGGGATGTTCGCTTGGGATTTTGCAGAGTCCACTTTCGGCTATCGTGACCTTGCCCGAGAACGGGAAATCTTCACCGGCCTAGGAGCCTATGAGGGCAAGGCCCTTGTCACTGTGATAGCCGAAGTCACGCCCGCTGAGCGGCGATACATCAAGCTCGGCGGTGTCTTCTTTCAGGTTTCGGAAATCCACAACGCCGATACGGCTGGCTGCACCATTCGCTATCTTTGCCTGATCGACGGCAACAACCTAGAGATAAGGAATGACCAGCCATGGCCCTGATCCAGAGCAACCGGCCTCCCCTGCCCGGCCCCAACGCCACACATGACGAGCTGAGACAAGCGATGGCCGATCTAATTTTCTGGGCAACGACACATCACCTCGGAGCCCTCCTAAGGAATGGAGCGACAACTGCCGAAATTTTCCGACTTCGCCAGTTGGCAAGCCACTGCAAAGACGAACCGCTAAGGCGCGACTATTTCGTTGAGCTGGACCAATTGCTCCCAGTGCTGGACAAGTGGAACCTATCTTTTTGAGAAAGACGACTGGAACCAGTCTTACCAAGTTAACTCTCAGTATGTAGCATTGTGCCTTGCAAAGTTGTGAGGAGCGACATGGATCTTAAAGAATTTATTCAAGAAACGATCTCAGCTATCGCGGATGCAACCAGCGAGTTGCAGGAAAGGTATACCGAGAAGGAAATCCTGATAAATCCTCCCTCTGCACTAAACAATCACACAACATACAGTCCTGAGAGTAGAAACTACACTTATCGGCGCGTGCAGGACATCGAATTTGATGTGGCTGTCTCCGCGAGTTCCGAGAAATCAGTAGGTGGCAAGGGCGGTATTAAGGTCCTCTCGGTGGAGCTTGGAGCGCAGGGGGAAATCGCAAAGGCCGATGAGCATGTGAGCAGGGTTCATTTCAAGATACCGATCACTCTTCGACCGAGTGACAAAGAGAAGGAGAACCGCGAGCGGAAAGAGGAAGCCGACCGCGCCTTCCAAGAGAATCGCCAACCGAAGAGCGGCCCGTACGATTGGATGGGGTGA